TCAGAATGTCCACGTTAAGCCGGCCTTGTACATGAGGTCGGCAGGCTTGAATAAAGAATCCTGTCCGAACATGTACACAGCCCCTCCGAATACGCCCACCTTGCCGAAGTTCACTCCGGCGGTCACGTCCATGCCGTACTTGCCTTCCTTCATCACCCCTGCCATGCCGATGGTGGTGGTGATTGATTTCTTGCTGTCCTTGACTGCATTGTACTTTGCCACAGCCTCGGATGCTTCCTGGAAGTACTTGTTGGCCTCATCGGCTTTGAGCTGGTACTCTGCAACAAGTGCATCATACTCAGTCGCCAAGGCTATCCGCGAGTCCTCTGATGCTTTCAAGAAGCCCTTCAGATTCTCGATTTCGTTCAGCAAGCTCTCGGCTGTCGCGACCGTATTGTTCAATTTCACGCCCGACTTCTCCAAGTTGTTCGACAAGGTGTCCAGCATCCTCTTCGATTCGGCCAACTGACCGTCCAGCTGCTTCAGCTGCTGCTTCAGCAAGGCTATCTCCGCCTCCTTCTGCTCGACCACGGTATTCTGGGCCGGGTCGGTCTGGGTAGGGGAGGCTGGAGTTTTTTCTCCAAAGAAAAAAGGCCAAGCCGCCGACACCGGCTGCAGCGCCAACACCAGCAGCACGAAGCTCACGGCGATTAGCCGTAAGCCATGATTTGATTTTTTTCCACACATAGGAATCTCCTATTCCGGCAGGTCGCGTACAAGCGCCTGCAGGTATTCGTGCGCTGCAATCTGCACTGGTGCAAGATTGCCCTCTCCGTCGGGATCGGCAGCCATCGCTTCCTCGTAGGTCATCAGCTGTTCATTGTAGATGGCCAGCGGGCGATTGAAATCAAGGTCACCAGCAAGATTATCAGCAAGAAGCCGATATCTGAGGATGCCAGATAGCGTCTTGAGAGCATCTGCCTTTGTTCCCTTCTCAATCTTTCTTCGGAACTTGGACCATTTTTCCTGTTCTCTTTCCTCTGTGCTCTGGACGGACGGATGGTAGCAGAGTGCAAACCAGACACCCCCGAGAACGCCGAGAAGAAACACAAGCGACAGACGGAAGATCACCTCCTTCAGAGTACCGGCCTGCGAGGCCCAGAACCATGCCAGCCCTGCGCCGATTACGAACAGCTCGCCCAGGAAGTACTGCCACGTGAGCTTCTCGCGGTCATTGAGCAGCTTGCGCCACAAGTCCTCGATGAGCAATGCCATCGCCACGGTCGGGATGACCAAGGTGAGGCCGTCGATGATGGTCATCATGTCGATTCTCATGAGCATGGCACCGATGACGGCAAGGAACACCGATGACAGCAATACGAACAGATTTTTTCGGAAGGTCATCTTGTTTTCTCCTTCTTCTTTCCCAGCCCATGCTTGAAGGCACCATAGAAGGTGTCCCATCCCCAGGTTGCGATGCTCGTCACCACCATGCCATGCACAAGGCCTGCGATGAGCAGGCTGTCGGCCCATCTCGCACCTCCTGCATAGACGCTCGTGAACCATCCCCACGTCGCACACACCACGAATGATATGACGAACAGCACGGACGGTATCAGCTTGTTGCTCAGCGGTGTCCGGTACTTGAGGATGGCCCCAATGGCATTGAGGAACAACGCGATCACGATGAAATCGGTTCTGATCAGCGTGTTGAAATCCATTGCACTATCTCCTTCCCCCGAAGGGGTTCACAAAAACAATTCCAAGAAATCATCCGGCATGCCTCTGAAAAAAGACGAGACGATCTGCCAGATTGCGAAGATGCCCCATAGGACTATCTTCTTCCACGACCGCTTTCCCTTTGGCAGGGATGGCCCCTTGGAGGATGATGACTGCCTGCCGGAGAAGTACGTCTTGATGATGTCCCACTCCCTGGCATTCTCGGCCTCGACCTTTGCGAGCCGTTTCTTGATGTCCTCGAGGTCGTCGTCCATGGGCGTCTCATCTCCTTGTCCTCCAGTCTAGAACCACGGCAGGTATCGAGCAACAGCGGTTGCGACGGTGGCCACATATCCCATCTGCTCGGCATAGATGTAGACTGCCCATGCGAGGCCGATGCCAAGCAGGTCGAACGCTATGTCGCTCCAGCTCCAAAGATGCGCTTTCTGTATGCTGTCTATTGCCTCCTTGAGCACTCCGAATCCTAGTGCAATGATGAAGCCCCACTTGGGGTGTACGCTGGTGGCGATGAGGGCTATCCAGAAGCTCCAGAAAAGATGCAGCGGCTTGTCGCGTTTCATACTATCTCCTTTGCATTGACGAACGGCCTTGCACTTATGAGTGCTTCCCCAAGAAGCCTTTCGGTCGTCCTGTAGGCCGAACAGTGCGACACATATCCGAGGAACGACATGATGGATGCTCTCACCTTTTCCAGCTCTACATTCCCATTGTCATATTCATCTATGAGGTGCAGTATCCTGCGTCTCGCGTTCTTTACGTTCCTCTTCCTTGGCAGAAGGTGGTCGTTGAAGGTCCTGTACCCGCAGAAATCTATGCCGTGCGTGATTGGGATCACCTTGCTCTTCGGGTTTATCTGAAGCCCTGCCGAGTTGAGCTGTCGCTCTGCATCCTTCAGCAATTCCCGCAGGTATGCCAGATTGTCGGATATGATGATGAAGTCATCCATATACCGCACATAATGCTTTATCCCAAGGTCGTCCTTCATATGATGGTCGAACGGCGTGAGCGTCACTCCGGCGAAGAGCTGGGATGGGAGGGAGCCGATATACAGGCCATCATCCTTCTCATTCTGGTCAATGATGAGGTCCGACACATCAAGCAACCTTTTATCCGATATGGTCCTGCGTATTTGCCTCTTGAGAAAATCATGATTGATTGAAGGGAAGAAGTGGTGTACGTCTCCCTTGATTGCATAGAGGCGCTGTCCCTGCGGATAAGACTGTATGTATTCCTGCATCTGCAGCACCGCCTTGAGCGGTCCACGGTCCTCGAGGCATGCATAAGTCTGGTTCACCATCTTTTTCTCGAAGAGGTGCCCTGCAACCTGGTCGAAGGCGTGATGCACGATCCTGTCTACGAAGGCAGGGGCCTGTATCAGCCGTTTCTTCGGTTCATAGACGATGAAGGCGTTCACTGGACTCGGCTTCCAAGTCCCCCACATGAGATGATTCTGAATGTTTATCAGATTAGTCTCCAGATTCCTCGTGAACCGCATCACCTGTGCGTCCTCCCTGTGGCCTCCGCTCCTTGCCGTCGCATATGCTCGGTACAGGTTCTCGAAGCTCACAAAGTCATCCCACAATCCATTGAATGTCTTAGGCATCAATGCTCCTTCTGATATAAGGGGAGGACGAGCCCCACGTTCCCGGAATCCCGGTACTTGCCGGGCCGTCCTCATTCATTTCTCACTTCACCATTACGGTAGGAATAGCGTTCCTTATCTTCTGTGCGCTCTCGCACCACCCGTGGGTGTTGCGCTCTGGCTGCGCAGATAATCCAGGCCGGACCCAATGTTGTTGTTCGAGTTGCCCCGATCATTGTTGAGATTCAACGACCGCACTCCAGCATTGTTCGTGTTGTTGAAGTTGCCGCCCCGGAGGGCCATCCGCTCTTTGCAACCCTATCCCTTTCTATTCGAGATTTGGTGCATCCATGCACCAATCATCCTTCCAAGTTCGTCATTCAATTTCGACCAGTACTCATACTTCTGGAACGGGAGGAAGCCCAGCTTCATGGAATTGCGCACCATGATTCTCAGCTTCCTCAGCTCCTTGTCCGCCTCTTTCATCAGCCTTATCTTGTCGCTGTTGTACTGTGCGTCGATCGCGCTGCTTATCAGTGCGGCCATCTCCCACATAAGGTCCGTTATTCGGGTGGCAAGGACGAACTTCTCGCTCTTTGGAAACTGCTTGACGGCAATGTACCCGTACTGGATGATGTCATCCGCCCTGACTTCCATTCTCGACAATTCATTCATCGCTTGCTCCTTCATCAGTTAATCAGTTGCCGGTTGTCCGGTTGTCAATCGCCTGTATAAGCCAGGCCGGACCCAATGATGTTGTCCGAGAGGCCCCGAACACTGCTGAGATTCAACGACCGCACTCCAGCATTGACCGTGTTGTTGAAGGTGCCGCCCCGGAGGGCCATCCGCTCGCCGCCTCTGATGTACAATGTACCCTTGTAATTCCCAGAAGCCTTCGGGAACAGGCCCAGATGCACCGCAATTGCAGGGACGCTGATGTTGGCCGTCAATGCACTGAACGCCACGGACCTTGATGTATCATCAAGCCCTTCTGCATGGTCGGTGAGCAGAACCTTCGCACCATCCCATGCATAGTGCAGGGTACCCTTACGCACCCACACGGTCTCCCACGACGCCCCGACTCCCGGCTCGGTCGCCGATTCGGAGGTGTGGTTCGTGAGGGCCTTGTAGCGTACTCCGTTGTGCATGACGATTGAATCGGCGGCATAGACAGTTGCATCCGCATAGGCCGATACCCCAGCCTCCGGCGTCACAAGGTTTCCGTCCACGTCGATGGCCTTCCAGCTTGCTGAGTCGACGGCATGGGCGGCGACAGTGGAGAGCGTTCCAGCCCCGTTGTTGTCAGCAAACGTTTGAATCTCGCCGTTGACGGTTCTCAACGCTCCGGTCCATTTCCACGTATTGCCTACAACATCGAAGCACCCGAACGGGGTTCCATCATGGCTCCACGAGAGCGGACCGCTTCCACCCTTGGTGTGGTAATAGTTGGCTCCACTGTACATGCCGGATGCGATTCCCTTCTCGTCCTGTGCGTAGTAATAGGAACCATAGGAGGTGTTGCCGCCCGGCTCGAAGCCGTTACGCTCACATGCCAAGGCGATGAACGTTTCCATCTGCTGGGTTGGAAGGCAGTAGCCTGCACCCTTTGCAACGATGGCCGCCTGAGCTGCATCGAAGGTGATGTTGTACCACGGCTCAAGGCCACGGAGGCAGACAGGGTAGTTGGTGCCGTTCACACGGCCCATCTGGTACTTGCCCCTGTACCACGGCTTCGCCTTTCCATCGATGATGAAGGCAGGCTGCATGCCAGCCGTAGAATCTGCGTAGAGATAGGCAAGCCGTGACTTGTCGTCCGGGGAAAACTTCACCAGCACCGACGGTTGGCCGTTCGCATCGAATCGCACGGTATTGCGTCCGAATGATGCAATCTCGATTCGCTTTCTGAAGTCCTTCTGCACCTGTGCATCGGTAATGCCTGTCATGCCTCCTGCAAGCCAGAGGGAGGTCAGCTCGTCCTCGATTGCAAAGATGTTCCTTGCCAGCTCGTTTTCCGTATATTGCTCCATGTAGCTTCTCACAGCATACCCCCTTCATCCTCGACCACCACTTCCGGCAACGGGAAGAGGTCTGCATAATCCCTGCGGGCATCCGCTTCCAGCACCTTGACCTGCGTCAAAGCCTTATCCGCATCCCCTGCAACCTTGCGGCTCACTGAGAGATTTACACCCTCATCAAAGAAATCCATCTGTATGTCGGTGATTCCCGACCCTACATCAATCAGTTGGTATGTCATGCCTCAAGCACCTCCAGGCTTACTTCCCAGCCGGTGGAACGGCCGTAGACTGCGACAGCTGTCGCACTGTTCTGTTCGATGGTCACGGTTCCCTGCGGTTCGAGCAGGTAGCCTCTCTTTGTCGTGATGGCCGAACCTCCGATTCTCACCGCCGTGTCGATGCTCGGGTTCTTGATTACCAGCCGTGTGCGCCCGGCGAGTGCGGATGCACCTGCCTTCAGCTCCACAGCGGCCGCCGCCTGCACTGTGACTGCCCCTGTTGCAGGGGCGACTGCGATTGCGATTGACTCGTTCTGTGCAGGATATGCAACAGGCTTGTCGACCAGATTCTGCATCTGGATGCCGTTGGGCAACAAAATATCTATAGCCATTTAGACTACCTCCACGAAAGAAATTTTCAGATGGCCGGAAATGCTGGCCTGCTGAAGTGCGTACTGGTACAGGGTCCCGTCGATGGTGAGTTGCTTGTTTGCAGCGGCATCGGCGAGAGCTGCACTGGCGGCCGATGCGGCGGCCTTGAGGGCGTGGTGCTTTGCCGAGTACTCGTCCGTCTCAACAGGGGTGTCCTCAACCTCCTCGGACCACTTGCGGGCCTTGTCGCGTGCGGCCTCAGCGGCGGTCTTTGCCGTAGCGGCATTGGCCGCCTGGGTGGGTGCGGCGATGATGGCGGCAATATTGGTATGGGCGCTCACCACGGCGGTCATGTTGTCTGACACATTGGAAACCTCGGTGAGCTTTGCCTGCACCGCGTTGACCTTGGCGATGTCGGTCCCGACCGCGTTCACGTTGGCGATCGAAGTGGCCACCGTATCGATGTTCGCCTTGTTTGCGTTCACCGCGTCGATATTGGTCTTGTTCGCGTTCACCGCATTGATGTTGGCCGCATTGCCTGCGACTGCATCGATGTTGGTCTTGTTGGCCGCTACCGCATCTATGTTGGCTTTGCTGGCCGCTACGATCTTCACTTTCGAGGCGGCACCCAGATTGAGGTCTGTTGCCACCACGTCGATGTCCGCCTCATTGGCGGCAACGGCGTCGATGTTAGGCTTGTTCGCGGCCACTGCATCGATGTTCGCCTTGTCCCCGGCAACAAGGTTGATGTTTGTTGCGTTGGACACCACCGCGTTTATGTTCGACGAGTTGGCAACGGCTGCATTGATGTTCGTGGCATTTGTAGCCACTGCGTTCACGTTCGCGATGTTTGTTCCCACTGCGTTCACATTCGCGATGGCCACGGCCGTGATGTCAATGTTCGCCTTGTTGTTTGCAACGGCAAGGATTTTCGAGCTCGCACCAAGGGCCATGTCGGTACGAACGGCCACCATGCCGGGGTTGTTGTACATCGAGAGCACCGATTCCTCTGCGGCAAGGGCTTGGGATAGCTTCTGCTCGATTTCGCTGGTGAGTACGGGGATGATGTTTCCGCTTGCGTCGAATCCCAGAAGCATGTTCGCCCGAACCAAGGAGGAGGGCATCTGCAGGCTCGATACAGGGTCTGAGATGGGGATTCGCACCGTACGTGCAAGGGCCTCGTTCAGCTCCTGCAAGGCTCCCACGGTAAGGTCGAACATCTTTTCCAGAACCTCTGCATCGAGTACGTCCCCGTTCCTAAGGTCGGTCTGCTGCTCGATGGTGATGGTGCGCACAATGGTCAGCAGACTGGTCCCGTCCGGGAACGAGTATCCTGCACCAAAGGTGAGCGTTCCGCTTGCACCCGGCTCGGTCACTGTGAAGCTGGCGCCGTCGACCGTCGACTCGACGCCTGCAGAGCTGGTTATCACCGCGCTGATCTGCGATGCATCGAAGTACGTGAACGGGATGCTGTACCCGCTTCCCACCGGCGTTGTGGAAAGGACCGTGTATCGGACCTTGTTTATAACATTGCCTATCATCTGATGTCTCTCCTTATCCTGTCTATCGTCCGAGCAGGACCTGCGGTCCTTCCTGCGTTGCGTCGATCACCTGCTGGATGCCGCTGACCGGCAATCCCGCCATGTATCCGGCTCCCTTTCCCAGGTTCTCCAAGGCCTTGAGGAACTCACCCTGGGTGAGGTTTCCGACTCCCTTGAGTACCTTGCTCATGCCGGGGAAGAATTCGTCTGCGAAGAATACCGGCTTGTCGCCCGTAACCGCGCTCTTGATCACCTCGTCCACTTGGTCTCCGATGAGAGGGATGGAACCGGTTCCCTGTGTGAAGGACCAGTAGATCCACTTGCGCAACTTGTCAATCTCATCATCGTCGTCATCGAAGCCCTCCGCAACAGCGCCCAAGATGGCCCCTGCCATGCCATAGCTGACAATTCTCCCGACTGCCTTTGCAAACTCTTTCCGCTTGATAGATACCGGAAAATCATAGGTGAGGTTTGTCCAAATCGGGTTCATCGAGGTTGTAAACTGGGTGAACGCCTTTGTGAATTCGCTTCCGGTAGTGAACAACGGTGCAATCTCGGTGGCATCGCCGGTTGGCTGCGTCTTGAGCGTGATATCGTCTGCATATACCACGGCCATCTGCTGTGCCTTTGCCGTATCAAGGCCTTCGGCTGTGAGCCTGTCGAGGCGCTGGTGATATGCTCCCAGCCAGCCTCCTGCAACGGCGTATCGGTCGACCATAGTCAAGCCGATGGAACCGATTTCCTGCATCTTGAACAGCCCACGCTGTACACTACTCTGGGTGTAGGTGCGTGACTGCTGGAGAATCTGGTCGATGATCACATTCATCGTGCGGTTCTTCATCATCGGGCTGAGTTCGTATATCCGATTCAACGCGGTTGGATCAGCAAACAACTCAAAATAACCTTTTGCAAAATATGCAGGACCGATTTCCGGTAGGAACGGGAACGGTGAAGTTATAGCCTGCAAGACAAGTCCGCTCATCTTGAATGTCAGATATGCAGCGCCCAGGTTTCCCCTCATGAAGCGTACGGCGCTCTCCATTTTCTTTAGCTTCGCTTCACGCACGGGATTGACCACATCTCCAATGTAGTCGTTGATGTCGTCAAGCATCTCCTGCCCGAGGGTGCGGATGATCACGTTCTTAACGTCGGATGCTCCGGGGTTCTTGAATACCCTGTTCAGCTTCCTTCCGTACTCAGCAAAGGCGATGAAGTGTTCCTGCTGACGCACGGATCTGTTCCACACCTGCATCAGGTCAAGGTCTATCGGCCTCTGGTGGTCTGCACTGATGGCGATACGGTCTTTGGTGAATCCTTTCTGCACTCCTGTGGGAAGACCTCCTGCGTTCTGGTTGAAGATGTCGTCTGCCACCTGCTGGCTCATGTCCTCGCCGGAAAACTCCCTGCGGTGGATGGGCAGATATTCCTCAACGGCACGCATTGGCTGGTTGAACTCGCGGATTGCAATTTCGTTGATTCGCTCCTTCTGCCCGTTGAAGTCTTTCCGTACTGCATCAAGCACCTTCATGTACTTGCCATCATCCTCCGAGAGCAGGAACCCGGCTTGGTCGATCAGGGCCTTGTAGCGGCTCTGCCCGAGCGATTTGATGAGCTTGTTGTCGTGGCTCAGCTGTGCCTTCTCGTCCTGGGTGACGAGGTTCCCGTATGCGACCGCCGCCTTGTTCGAATCCTCGTACTGACTGAGATATGCATACATCAAAGACGAGTAGGTCATATTGATGCTCTTCCCCGGCTCAAGTGCAACGGACACGGTCTTGTAGAGATCCTTCTCGGTGACTCCTGCATCCTTCATGGCCTGCATGACCGGCTTCATGCGATTTTCTGTAGCGACCCATTCCTTTGCCTGCGCCGCCCGCTTCTGGAGCACGAGCAGATTGTAGGCTGCCCCTTGGGTATCGCCGTCGAGCATCATGGCCTTTGCCCGCATGGGCAGGGTTGCGTATCTGGCTGCAAGGACCGTCCGCTTGGGGCTGGTCTTCTCCTCCTGGTCCTCCCTCGTTCCCACGATGGGGCGCTCGGTGTACTTGCCTGTTGCGATGAGACTGCGGATGATTGCATCCTGGTACTGCTGTGCGATGACGTTCTGACGCTCGCGCTTGGCCTCCAGGATTCGCCTGCCCTCGTAGCGCAGCTCGGCCATCTCGTTGGCCAGTTCCTCCAGCTCCTCGATGGTCCAGTCGTTGAGGGGTTTTCTCTGCTCTACAAGCCGCTCGTAGTTGCGCTTGCCGATTGCGTCGATGATCTCGTCCTCGGTGGAACCCTCTGCAAACGCGCTTGCAAGATATCCTTTCGCCTCCTCGGCGGTAAGGGTGGCCTTTCCTCCGAACATGGCTACATTTATGCCCTCGCGTCTGAAGTTCGGGTCGATGAGTGCCTGTATGCCGTACATGGCCTGCGCCTGCTCGTAGTTGATGGCATCGCTGGGCTTTACCATGATCTTGCGGGCGAGGGCGGCCTTGTACTCGCGTATCTTCATCGCCTCGGCCTTCTCTGCCTTCTTGGCTGCTATCTGCTCCTTGAGCTTGGCCACGGCCTCGTACTTCTTGATGGTGGCATCCATGCGTGCGTCCTTGCGCATCTGGATGACTTCTTCGTGCAGTTTATCCAACTTGGCCTGCGTGCTCAGTGCGCTGTCAGCATAGCCCTTGGGGGCGGCCTTGCCCTCGTTGTTCAGCTTCTGCAGCTTCTTCAGTTCGGCATCCAGCTTCTTTTGGTCGTCCATATAGGTGACGGCCACCATGATGCGGGTCTGTTGCTCGGACGTGAGCTTTTTCTCCATGTCGGCTATCTGCCTCTCGAGGTCTGATACCTGTTCGTTCAGCTCCTTGATCTGCAGTTCCCTGTCCTTGATGTATATCTCGGTGGCACCCTTGAATGTCTCCTTGCCGCTGAGCAGGGGTTTTCTCAATTCGTCAGCCTGTATTCGGTTGCCGAGCTTGAGCCGTTCGCTGATGGAGAGTCTTTCCAGCTCCCTGTATCCGGGGTCGTCGATGCCGGGAAGGCGGGAATCGATCACCTGCGGCTTGAGGGTGGGGTCTTCCATCACGTCGGCGTAGATGTCTCGGTAGTATCTCAAGGCGTCGCCGGTCATGAGGGTTCGGATGCTCTTTACAGCCCTGTCGGATATCTTGCTCCCTCCCGCCGCACGCTGGGCGTTGGAGAATATGGTGGGATGCACGAGGCCCTGTGCGGTCTGCTGCATGCGCAGTATCGCCTCCGCTGCCTGCATATCGCCTTCAGACTCCTTGAGCGACCGGTTGCTGAGCATCCAGCCCAGCTTCTCGACGAAAGCCCTCACGCCGCTGTCGGTGGAGAGCTGGTCGATCATGTATTGGTCCTTCTCCTGCTCTGTCTGCAGCTTGGCTTTGGCTTCCTCCACCTGCTGCGCCTCTTGTTCGCTGGTGATGCTGTGGGCCTTGTTGTACATCTCTTCGTACCAGCTGTCATCGGTCTTGGGCGATGGGCTGTACGGGTCGTCGAATGATTCGTAGAAGGCCTTCCACTCCTGCCAGCTGTCGAAGCCTCGGGCTTCCTCGAGGATGAAGTCTGCGGGGGAGAGGTCGTCCTGGAAGAGGATGTCCTTTCCGAGCCCCAGCGCGCGTCGCATGCCGTTGTACTTTGCATATAGACCTGCCTGCTTGTACATATTCATGTAGCTGGAAGGGCCTGTTGCCTCTGGGTCTAGGATTACCGTCACGTCATCCCAGCCACGCTTGTAATAACCGATTCCTGTTCCGTCGAACGATGGGGTGCTGCCTGCCTCCACGATGAGGCGCTTGAAGGCACTGAACTTGGCGAACCCTACCGCTATGCCTCCGGTGTAGTTCTCTGCAAGCTGTTTCTTTGATTGCCCTTTCAGATACCAGTTCGTGGAAGCAACACCTTTTCCCCAGTGGTCCGATTCCCTGTATACGCCTTCATCCTCGTACCAGTACATGGAACCGCTTCTTGAGGTATAGTCAGGCTCTCTGTTCGGCCTTTTTGCCTTTGAGAAAGTCGCCTCTGTAGAGTGCATGAAGCTGTCCTTGTCGATGCGTTGGGCTTCTTCAAGGGTCTGTACCATGTCCTCTTGGAAGAGAATATCCGGCCTGTAAGCCTTCCCTCCGACGTTGTCCAGCACCGCCTTGTATTTCGTATCGTAGTCTGCATGACCGAATGGTACCCATCCATGCTCACCGTTGATGAACGTGGTCGATCTCCACGGCAGCTCGTCTGGTATGACGTTCTTGTGAACCACATGCACGAGACTTTCATCGCCGAACTGCAGGATGTCTCCCTGCTTATCCACCCATTCACGCAGCTTGTTTTTCCATTCGCTCATCTGCTCGGATGTTTTCTTGAAGTCCCAATTCTTCGGGTCGATGGTTGGGCGGGCAGGATAGTCGTTGCTGATTCGAGGCTTGCCGTCCTCTTGGAACAAGATGTTCGGATTCTCCACATCGAATGTTCCGATGTTGCTGGTGGCGGACTTGATTTGGGTGGGGGAGAAGACGATTATTACTTTCCCTAACGTTCCTATTGATTTATGTTTCAAATCACCAAAGTCTACAATTACTCCATCCTTTCCTTTGAGTTTTGCTTCTATAGCTAAATTTTGAAAATATCCATCAGCATCGATTGCGTTATATACATCACCTTCGTAATATTCGTCTATCATCTTCTGCACTGTAGGATATTGTTTTAACTCTTCCTTTCTCCAAGATTCCAGCACTCTCTTAGCGTTATTTTTCAATGGATTTATAATTCTTGTGAACAATGGCATTACATATTGTCCATAAGCTTCAGCATGAGATAGTGAAGATGTCAGATAAATTTCATTTTTTGCATTTGCATATCCTACACTTAACCTAGACCAGCCACCTGTCCCTTTGTAATCAAAATCATACTGGGTGAATTCATTCTCCGTTCCATGATACACAACCAGCGGCTCCCCATTCTCATCCACCACCTTGGAAGCGTTCTTGGGGTCGTTCATCCAATCCCCAAACCACTTGATGAATTCCGGTGTACGGACCTGTTTCCACTGTTTCTCAGTGAGGTTGGTAGGCTTGCCATTAGGAGCTTTCATGAAGCCTTCATCGCCTTGATACAAGGCCTCGGATTTCATTTGACCGCTATTTGATTCTTGTGTCACAAGTTGTTTAGCCAGCGGTGATTGCTTGTCAGACAGTGAGTCGAAAACCTCGATGATCCTCGGGTCGAGGTCCACGCTGTGCTTGAGGGTGGTGTAGATCTGTGCCATCCACTTGGCAATCTGGTTGAAGAGCTGCTTGAGCTTGCTCGATGCGGTCTTTCCGTCTGCAAGGTATCCCTCGTAGAGCCGTGCTGCAAACTCCTCCTGCGTGCGTCCCCAGTCCTCGATGGTGAAACCTGCGGCGATGTCTGCAAGGTCCTGTGCGTTCTTGCCCTCAAATACGCTGTCTGCGAACAGCTCGGCATGCTCGTCCAGCCACGTGATGAACTCCGGCTTCTGGGAAGCCTCGGCAACGGATGCCTTGAACTGGTCAAGCTGGCCCATCTGCCTCAGCGACACATGGAACGTCTCATGGGCGAATGTTGAGAAGTCGGCCTTCTGGCCTGCATAGATGATCGCCTTGAGGTCCTCGTCGAATGCCACGGCCCCGCGCTTGCCCTGCATGTTCACGGCAAGGTTCTCGGTGTCACCGAAGAGCTTTCCGTCCTTGTAGGATGCGTCAAGGTACGCCTGCGTGTTCATCCCTGCAGCCTCGGCGCGAAGTTGCACCAGAGTGGCTCCCAGCGCACGCTCGGGGGCCGACAGATTCGGCATCGCCTTCTCGATCTGTCTCTCTATCATGATGCGGTCGTCCACATCGGTGATGCCGTCCCAGTACTGCAGGCCCGCTTCCTTTCCCCTCGGATTGGATGACAGGATTTCGTCACGCACTGACGAAAGTGCGTCACTCTTGGGTTCCCATTGGATGTCGTATCCTGGGTACTGCCTTGCAAGTGAGAGCACTGCCTCTTTTCTGATGCTCTCGTACCCGCTCTTGACCAGCACATCCTCGATGGTGATCGTATTGTCCTTTATGCCGTAGTCGATGTATCCGTAGCGCGATGAGGTGGCAGGGTCTCCGACCAGCATCCTGCGCTGCTCTGTGCCGTCCGGTGAGATGGAAGTCTCAGAGGCTTCCTGCGTGTACAGGTTACCGTCCTTGAGCCTTCTCACCTCTCCCTGCGGCTGGGTCCTTGCCTTCTCGATGTCCAGCTCGGCTATTGCGGCCTCGTCGCTCTGGATGGCCGTAGAATCGGCCTTGCCGCTGTGCTCCTTCTCCCATATCTCGCTCATGGCACCGGTCCAGTCTGCTGTGGTGACGGTATCCGGCTTCTGCTGTTTCATGGAAGCGACGAATGCCTCCTTGGATGGGACGGCTGCGGCCTCTCGTCTGATTTTCGCCTGCTTATCGAGGTTCATCTTTCCATCCAGGATTGCTGGAAGACCACCGAGCACGATTGCTGATGCGAAACCCCTCAATCCTGCCTCGAGGGTGTTGCGTACCAGATTCTCATCGGGTAGCGGGTCCATCGAGCCGGGTTCCCTGCTGTCCTGTATGGCGTAGGAGATGTGGCGGGTCATGTAGTCCAGCGGTTCCTCGATCATCTCCTCTACTGCCTCGCCTGTGGCATTGGCGCCAAGTGCGGCAAGGCCCTTCACCAGCGTTCCGAGTTTTCCGCTGGCGATCATCTTGGCCATGACCTTAGAGCTTGCCGAGGTCACCAAATTCGAGCCTCCGACGGCCTTGATGATCGTTCCAGCCTCGATGCCGAGGCCGGTCTCGATTGCACCTACAATCAAGCCGTAGGTACGCGAACCGACGTTCGCTATATCCTTGTCGACACCCATCTGCCTCAGCTGCAGGTAGCTCGCACCTTCCATCAGCTCGCGAGTGCGGTTGACCGCCCCTACGGCCGCTCCCATGCCGATGATTGCGGCAAGAGTGTAGGGCGATGCTGCAGCGAGCGAGCCGAGCGTCACGCCGGTCGCCGCCGTGAATCCCGTGCCGAGAGCTCCGGCAAAGGTCGCTCCTGCAAGTGCGCTCTTTCCCACCTCCATCATGTAGGGTACCGCTCCCTCCGCGGTCCACTTGAGCACCGTGGTCAGCACGTTGCGGCTCTGGTGGTCCTTGAGGCCAGCAATCTCGTTTCCCATCGCATCGAGCTGGGAAAGCAGGGCCGAGGTGTCCTCTCCCTTGAGGTCTGCCTGCTTGAAATCGTATGCGAGGTCGCTGAACTGCATGTTGAGCCTGCCGGCCTTGAAGCTGTTGCTGATTGCCTGGAAGCCCGTGGCGTTGGGGGAGTAGGGCTTTCCGGTGAGGTTCTTTGACAGGTCGTCAAGGTTGGAGTAGGCCGCGTCCATGCTGATGCCGTATTCGCGGCTGAATGTGAGGGCGGCGGCGTATCTGCTCAGCTCCTCCTCGGGGTTCTCGCTCTCTGCTGCGGCACGGCTGATGATGTTCCACTGTATCTCTGACACGGGTACTGCAAACTGCTCGCGCATTCCCTCCAGCGGGTCCTGTGCGGCCTGCTGGACCTTCTCGACGAGGCTGAGGGGCTTCTGCTTGGCCTGCGGTTGCTCTTCCTCTATCGGTGCAGCCTTGGCGGCCTGCGGCGTTCCCTCGAGCGCCTTGGATGCATCCAACACCTTCTGGTTTATCTGGAGAGGAGTCGAATCGTTGCCGAATATGTCGAAAGGATCGCTGAGGCTCGAGAGCCTCGAGTGTGCATCACGCTGTCCGATCGCCCCGCCTGTCATCATGTCTGCCATGCTGTCTCCTGTATGTTTGCGCTACCATGCGCCTGTTCCGCTATTCGGGGTTCTGAATTGGTTGAAGTACCTGTCCACCGCGGTCTCGGTCTTGAACTTCTCTTTTGTAGGGATGCTCTTCCACGGGTACCAGCTCTTTCCGTCGGTGCTGGTGAACACGTCGCCCTTGTTGACCGTAACCCACTGCTCTGCATCTCCGCCTTCAAGCTTCGCCCTGAAGGTTGGAACCGGCTTCGGCACGCGGTTCATCATGAGCGGGGAACTTTCGCTGGTGACCTGTATCCCCATGCTTCTCAGCTCGTTGGCGATTGAATCGGCAACTGCATCGTAGGTGGCCTTCTGATCCTTGTCGGCCCACTGGATGGCACCGTTCCGGTCCATGGTGATTGCGACGGTGGAAAGGCCTCCGAACTGGTGATTCTTGTCCAGGGCGTCGTCTATGGCCTTCGGGTCGTTGATGAGTCTCCACCTGTCCACAACCTCTCCGCTCTCCAGCGCCGCAACCGACTTGCTGATGAATGTGTTCTTGATCATACCGAGTTGCTCGGCAACCTCGTTGGGGCTTATCTCGTTGGCTGCAGTGTTCATGAAGATGTTGGCGATGGCCGTGTTGGCGAAATCCCTTGCCTCGGCGATCTGCGTGGTTTGCTCTGCCGTCATACCCTTCTTGGAATCAATCTTGAGGCCGAACTTGAGACTTTCCATCTCGGACAGGAATTTTGTGGTGAGCGGCTTGTACCGTTCGGGTACGATCTCATCGTTTATCTTGGTGAGCATCTCCATCTGGTAGAGGTCGTCCTCGTTCGAGTCCGTTTTTCCGGTATCGAGTCCCTGCACCGCCTGCATGGCCAAGGTCGGGCTTATGTCTCCGTTCTTCAGCAGGGCGAGGGTGGCGTCTGCGATGGTCTTGTTCTCCTTCACCTGCTCCTTGGATAAGTTGGTGAGGGTTGTAGCCGACAGCTTCTTCAGCTCGTCGATGCGTTTGTCGTACATGGCCCCGAACGTGGCGGCGGTCTGGTCGAGCCCGCTGAACACGCTCTTGTAGATGGCCCCGTCCTTCTGGGTGATGGAGGCCTTCTGCTTGGTGAGATATTCTACATCCACACTCTCAAGGTCGATGTTTGCAAGTGCATAGCCCTGCTTGGTCGCCCATGCGGTATGCGTGGCCCTTGCCGTCTCTATTGCGGTCTGCCTGCGGTCCTCGGGCATGCCATCGACGCGGTCCTCGACGGCCTTGTACAGCTCGGATGGAGACGCCCCTGCATTCAGTCCGTTGGACATGATGGATGATGCATTTGTTGCAATGGCGGATGTAACCTGGCTGTCCGTCTTGGTCGCCGTGGTTACGAAGCCCTGTATCTCCTCGGGTGTGAACCCCTTGAGGCTGTATGCATATTCGGTGGCCTTGTCCAAACCTTCGGTGAAGGCAATCTTGCTTACCTGCGATGTCTGGAATCGCTTGTCCACGCTCTTCTGGTAGTTTGCGAACGCAACCTGCTTCTGCTGGTCGGTGAAGTCGCTCCTCGAGCCGATGACGGCGATGCCCATGTCGTAGGAACCGGTCTGTGCATCGTTTTCCAAGGCTTTCGAGAGGCTTACCCCGTACTGATCATCTATGGTTGCCTGAGTCTGGTTGAGTATTCCGCTGAGGATTTTCTTTTGGCCGGATGCATACGTCTCGCTGAGGGCCTGCATACGCCATTGCTTCACTTCCTTTGAATCGCTTGAGGCGGCAATCGCCTCCATCTGTTCGGTTCTCCATTGGATGAGGCTCTGGTCCGGGGTTATGTCCCACATGCCGTCGGCGTTCTGTGTTGCCTTCGTTCCCCCGTTGAGGATGGATTCGGTGATCAGCTCGTCAAACTTTGCAGCAGCGTCCAAGGCTGTGGTTTTCGCTGTTGCAAGTTCGGCTTGTACGGCTTTTTTCTTGAAGTGGTCGTATGTCTGCACGCCGAGCTTTGCCGCATCAAGGGCGGCATCGTACCACATCATGCCGTAGTCGAAGTTCATCTTGTTCTCTTGCAGGTCCAGCGACTTGTCCTGCAGGGCCATCCTGTTCATGTCGATTCCCTGCTGGGTTATCCTGTGTCCGGCCTGCGCCGCGTCGGCTTGATAGGAAATGGCATTTTTCAAGGCGCTGTAATCGGTTTTCGGAGTATATATGGGCATGTGCTGTCTCCTCAGAGCTGGCTCTTGAGCCTGTCTATCGTTGACCGCATATCGACGAGCTTCGGGTCGGTCACTCCGATCTTCGTTGCATTTTCCTGTGCAATCCCATATTGGCGTTCCAGATTGTCGATCTGGTCTTTCAGTGTCTGTCTGTTTGCTTCCAGTGCCTCCGTGCTGGAAGCAAGACTTCTCTTCCAGCTTTCGAGCTGGTTGTCCAGATTCATGTTCGTCACCTGAAGGTCCGTACCGAGGATGCTGCGCTTCAGTTCGTATTGGCTCTTCTGCGAGTTGAGATTCGAGAGCATCGTCTCGTATGATGCACCGAAAATCCCGTCGTTCCCTGCCAGAGACAGGTCTGAGCCTGCATACTCGATCGCCTTGGCCTTCTCCTGCTGGGCGATGAGCTGCATCGAGCCGCCCATGCCGCGGTCTGCGGCCGCAACTTCTGCATCGCTCCAGTTGGACAACAGCGAGGTAAGAGTGCTCCTTCCCTCGGATTGGGCGCTCCTTGTCTGTGCATCATAGCTGCCCTGCCATCCCTCGAGCAGGTCGTCGACCGTATTGATCTCGGCAAGGATGTCATCCGTAGCCTCTGTTTTCATAAGGTCGAAGTTGTCTATCTGCGTTCTGTAGCCGGATATGGTCTCCTCAACCTCATTCACACCTTCTATCATGAGCCTGTTGAATTTTCCCACAATATCGTCGAACGAGCTGAGGGCGTTGTTGAAAGCCGTCTTGTATCCCTCAATTTGATTTTTTCTCTGGATTTCCAGCTGTTCCTGCTGGTAGTTGTGATCGCTAATCCCCTTGACCACTCCACCTACGAGCGCTGCTGCCGCAATTGCTATCAGCCATCCCATCCTACACCTCCAACAACGCGTATCTGGTCATGACGGCCAGCAGGTTGAACGGAACCGGCTCGTCGCTCTCTATGTCCACCGAGCCGTCGTAGTCGGCGGCTGCATTGATCTCAAGTCTCTTGTCGCCCGTGAAGGCGGGGAAGCTCTCACCCATCTTGTACGTGCCGGGAACGAGTGAAAGAAGCAGACTCTCGCGTCCGTTCGTAACAACCTTCCCGCCGAGACTCCTGTAGAGCCTCAGCGTCTGCTCCTGTATCTGCCGCTTCTTGCCCTGGCTGGTGCCGTTTGCCGGAAGCTCGGGCCTCAGAAGGCGAATCCTCGCCTCTATGGGGTAGCCGACGGTGATACGGCTGAACGATCGGTCGTAGGTGCATGAGCCGGACCCGTCGAGCGTCTTGATAGGAAGGACAGCATTGTCTGCAAGCGCATCCACGTTTTGCCCGGCAAGATGCGGAACGCTGATCGTATCGGTGGGGGTCTCGTACTCGATGGTCCTCGCACAATCAACGTATACCGCATCGTCCATGGTGTCTGGCGATGTCATGTCCAACTTTTCCACCTGCATCGAGCCGGAGCGCAGGACGGTGAGCCAGAGCACGTCGTCGCTCGAGTCGTCGCCGGGCATCACCTCGATGCTCTGCACGGTCATTGGGTTGTTGTCCGATCCGGTTCCCATCGGGTGTCTCGCCCAGCCGATGACTCCGCTTCCCAGGTCTATGCTGCATGAGCACAGCGTACCGTCGTTGCACAGCACCCAGATGACGGAGCCGTTCTCCCCGTTGAGCAGGGAGAAGGCCTTGATGCCGCTTGCGATCATGTGTCGGGCCGTGAGGGACACCTCTGCGTTGATGTACCCGTCGTCGTCGGTGCGGTACTGCATGACGTTGAGGCTCCTGCCCCCGATGCCTGCATAGATCACGTAGTTGTCCAGCGCCTTGGGGTAGGTGGAGTTGCATCCTCCGTTGAGTGTCACGCTCATGTCGAACGATGCGGGGGTGGCTATGACTCCTCCGTCCATCCAGATGCTCCGTCCGGCTCCTGCAAGGATGCGCTTCTGGTTCACCAGCCAGTTGATCTTCGAGCCGTACATGTCGGTTTCCTGCAGGTAGATTGCATGCGTTGAGAGGACCGTCACCACGCCCTCTATCGTCTCGCTGAAGGTGAAGTCGGTGAATCGGTCGCCGGTGCTGGTATCCGGCGTCCTTGATGCGAAAATCGAGTTTGGCTCGTTGTCGGTGGCGGCCAGGTACCACCTTCCGCCCTTGAACGCCTGGCATGACGGATAGTCCCCTGCAGCTGCAAAGGTCCGGCCTCCGGTGAATGTTGGCTCGGTGAGGGTGAATGGGGCGGGGGTTGTTGTCTTTTGTATGATCGCCGGCTTGTGGCTGTGATGCACGATGTACATCACGCCCTTGTTCATCACGCAGGAAAGCTCGGATAGCTCCGTGGCGGTATAGGTGGTTACGATCTCGAACGGGGAACCCGAATGCTGCACCAGGGCCCCCGCCTGCGTCCAGAATCGTATCTTGAGCGGGCTGAACTCGGCCATGAACTTGCCGTTAACCCCTGCATCGAATAGCACGAGCCTTGCACTCGTTATTCCGCTCAGCGTTGCTATATACTGCGTCCCCGGACGCTTTATCAGCGAGCCGAGGCGGGTTGGTATGAAGTTTTCGCACAGCGAGAGGCCGGTCTGGTACTTTTCACTGTCCAACCGGCCTTCCATCATGGGATTGATCTCCCCGCTTATGAAGTTGTTCTGCAGAACCGTATAGCTTGGCACAGTCGGCTCCTCTTATCTGTTTTCGTCGTACCAGGAGTGTGTCTCGTCGTCCTGGTACTGTGCGATTCCGTCCTTGGTGACTGCGAGCCCGTAGGCCTGCTGATATTCCTGCAGGAGCCGGTTCGAGGCCCCGTCGTTGCGCAATATCGGCATGCTGATGAGATAGGCGAGCTGCCGGACCACGAGGTCGCGTATCACCACTGGCATGTCGGTGGGAACCGAAGGCAGCGCCAGGTATGAGACGTAAACCTCGGTCGCATCGGTGAGGATGCGCTTGTTGCTGATGGAGTAGGGGCTTGCGCACTCTACGTTCCTCAGCTGTGCGAAGTCTGCGGGCAGTGCGAACTGGTATGCGTAGCCGTAGGCCGGTGGATCTGCAAGCGGTACGAGTTGTACGCGCCTCGATGCAATCCTCCAATGGTAGGACGAGTACACGGTCTCCACAGCCTGCGGGAGCAGCTGGAGGCAGTAGTTGGCCTTCGGGCTCCCGTCGTCAAGCGATGATATCTGCTCGCTGCCGATGCGCAGCAGGGCGCGGTTTGCCAGTGTGACCCACTGGGCATCATAGGACAGCGGCGATGCCATATGCTATTTCTCCTTCTTCGGAGCGGTCGGGAATGGCTTCCCGTCTTCGGTGGTGAAGTATTTTCCCATATCCTGATCGAGCATGGCCTTGAGGCTCTTGTCGTCGATGTCGTAGGTGTTGCCCTGCTGGTACTGCCGGCAGGATTTTGAATGGTAACAGGTCGTGATGCAGCGTACTTTCATGTCCTTCTCCCTTCTCCCTGTGTGAAAGGCGGCGGCCGGGCGAACCACAGACCGCCGCCAACAACAAAAGGAGGTTCTCTAAATACTATTTGCCCAGTTCAATCCAAGCACTTGCGGCCTTCGCAGTGAAGGTGCCCGAGCTCTTGGGGGTGAATCCCGCCTTGAGATAGCGCTTGTGCTCCACGGGGATCGGAAGCGCAATCTGCTGGCCGGCTGCGGGTGCGGTCACCTCGGGTCCGGTGAGCACTGCGGTGAAGGTGTCGTTGTCGTCGCTGTGCAGCAGGATGGGGATGAACCCGTCGATTGCGGCGAATGCGGCGTCGGCCTGGAACACGACGTTCACGTTCGACATGCGTCCGGTGTACTGCGTCACCGGAGTGTTGAGGTCCAGCACATCCGCACAATATACGGTCGTGTCCTTGGTGGCGAGAGCCGCTGCACCAAACATCAAAAGTTTATCTCTCATTATGCAACTCCTTGCAATGTCAACACTTATGAAAGTGCCGATTCGGTATCGAGGATGCCTTCCCAGAACAGGATGGGGATGCCTACGATGCGTGTGACGGGACCGAAGCCCTCGATGTCCTGGATGGAGTAGGCGGCGTTGGTCTTGTTGTAAGCGCCGGTCTCGATCAGGGCGTGGGCGGTTCGGTTGCAGAAGCCTACGGCATCGCGTCCTACGTTCGGAAGCTGGTTCTTCATCTTGATGAAGGTGTTCGGGCTGACATCGGTGCCGCCGCTCTCGATGTTGGCCATGCGGAGCATCGCCTTCTGGTTGATGATCTCCATGCCTGCGGCGATCTCGTAGTGGCGAATCCACGCCCAGAACTGGCCTGTGCCTACGGGAACGGGAACGTTGTTGAGGCCCCTGTCCTCGCTGGATATGCCTGGCTGGGTGCCTGCAGGGTAGCGGAGGTTGAATCCGCGTTCGCCGAACTCGAAGAGCCAGAGGCTGGTGAGGTCGGAGCCGGAGCCGCCTGCGCTGTATACGTAGTCACCCAAGGAGGCCCTGCGGGCTGCGAGCCCTTGGAAGCCCTCCACGGCATTGGCGCCGTACATGAGCTGATAGAGCCAGTCCTGCGTGAATCCCTCGAGGTTGGCCACGTCCTCGCTGTCGCGGGCCTTGACCTTGTCCTTTGCCGTCTTAAGGACCACGTCGTCGATGACCGAGTCAGCTTGGTAGAAGCTGATGGGCTCGACCTTGGTGTCCGAACCGGAGCTGATCTTCGGTACTGCCTCGTTGGCCTTGGTGAATCCGCCCTTTCCGAGACGGGACGCCTCAATCCACTTGTGGAAGGCTCCGTCGCTTGAAGCGTACCAGGGGGCCATGTTGAGGAAGTCGTTCTTCTTGACCAGATTGGCCAGGAAGGAGAGGGAGTCTTTGTATCCCTCGCGCTTCTGTGCCTCGACGATGTTCATCGCCTGTGTTGAAACAATGGTTGCCATGTTTGTACCTCACAAACTATTTGATTTGTATGTAACCGGCCTCCGTTTCCTCATCATCCAGCCCCCTATGGTTCCCTGCTCGGTACACCAGAAGCATAAGACAAGTCCCGTCGTTGCCCGTACTTGATTATCCAACCTTCATAAAACGCTCGCAACAGCGCTTACGACGGCTTCCCATCCTGCATGTAGGTCTCCCTGAACTGCTTGCCGTACCAACCGGAAACGGGTTCCTTCGGCTCGGCTGGAGGGGTGTTCGCTGCAGGATTAGGCTCATTATTTCCACCATGATCGGCGGGTGCGTCTGCAGGTATCGTTGCCAGTATGTCGTCCAGTATTCCCATGATTGCGTTCTCCCTTGTCGGCGTCAGCGGCCGACCTGGTCCTTGAAAGACTTGTGATATCCGGTGCCGAAGGCCCCGATCGATTCATCCTGCTTCCCCCCGGGCTGGCCCTGGACGAAGCTGTTTCCGCTTCTCGCCTTTTCCTCGGCGGCCATGGCCATGACGAAGTCCGGGTTGTAGATCAGCCCGCTGTCCTTGTAGAGCTTGCCAAGCCCCGTTCGCTTGATGTGCTGCTTGAACAGGTTGGCCGTCTCCTTCATGGCAGAGTCGCGCTCGCTCTTGACCGTGTAGGTCTTGTCCAGGGTGGCGGCGAGCCTTGCATCGAAGGTCTGGGCCTGCTGGGCCTTCTGCTGCTCCATGTATGTCGTGGCCTGCTTGTAGCCTTCGGTGAGCAGGGACCACATGTTCTGGGCCTGCCGGTTTGTGAGGCCTGCACGGTAGAACTGCTCTCGCATGTTTTTTTCCATGTCCTTGTAGAGCGGGTTGGTATCTGAAAGGCTGTTCTCCAGCTTGTACGCCCCCGGCTCCTCCGGCACTCCGAGCTTCTGCAGGAAGGCCTTCACCTCTTCGGGCTTAGCGTCCTTTCCTGGCAACTCCAATGCCTTCTCCATTCGCTTGCTGAGGCCTACATAGTCGTCGGCCAGCTCGTTGAGGTCCCCGTGCTTGTAGAGGTATTTTTGGTACTCATCGCTCTCACGCTTGGCCGGGGAGAGCTGGCTTGAGTACTTGGGAAGGGCCTGCTTGGGCGGTTGGTCTGCAGGCGGTGTTGCAGGGGGTGTGTCAGTCCCTGCAGGCTTTGCAGGTTCGGCAGGCGGTGCATCAGCCGGTGGTGTCGAGGTGTCTGCAGGCGGGGTTCCTCCCGAGCCAGCACCACCAACGTCGGGTGCCATCATGATGAGCATCATGCGTCCAAATAGAAAATCAAACATTTTCGTCGTCTCCTTCAGTATTATCTTCGGTGTCCTGCAGTCCTCCACAGTCGATCAGTGCGTCGGTGTACGCCTGCAGATTGTTGTACGTTCTCGCCCCGAGCCGCCCGAGCATCCAGTTGGCTGCTGAAGTCAACTCCGGCTTGATCACCGACGGGTCGTCCGCGAAGAACCCGAGCCGGTTGAGGATGTCTGCGAGCACGGCCCTTCCATCGGGAGAGCCGAACGTGTTGCGCCACGCCTGTCGTTCACGCGTTGTCATCACATGCCTCCTCTGGAAGCGGTCTCGGCCGGGCTTCCCTTTTCCGGGGCCTTGGATGTTGCGCTGTATCCCTGCGCACCTGCCTTGGTGGCCTCGATCTTGTTCTGGAAGTTGAGCTGTTGCTGCTGGAGCTGAGCTCGTGCAGCCCTGATTTGTGCGACTTCCTTGTCGCTCTTGATGATCTTCTCATCGACGTTGTAGCCTTCACCGGCAACCTCCACGTATCTGTCTAGATTCACCTTGTCGAACACGGCAGGGTTAAGCTCTGCGATGGAGAGCAGCTCGGCCAGGAACTGCTTGGTGGTGTTGAACGTGAGCGCACGCTTCTGGATCATCGACAGCGGGCTCACGAAATCGATTCTCAGCATCTGCTTGGGCAGGGAGAGCGGAGGGGCAGGGGTGCGCATCGCCTGCATCTCAAGGTCGTACACCGCTTCCAGGATGGGTTCGATGAACTCGTGCGACAGACGGCTGAAGAAGCTGGACATGATGGCGCTCTTCTCGTCCATTAGGGCGTTGACCTCGGTGGCCGTCTTTACCCGCTCAAGGTTGCTCATCAGCGCAAGGAAAAAATCCTTGTGGTAGCTCGAGTCTATCTGCTGGCGGTAGAGCGCAATCTGGTTCTCGGTCCATGCGAGGTTTCCCACCACCTGCACCGGTGCAAAGTCGGCCCCTGGGGTTATGTCGGTAAATCCGCTGGGCGTGAAGTTTACCCTCAGCCCCTCGGTCCGTTTGATCGGCGGCCGTGCCTGCAGCTGGGAGAGCCTGAGCTGGTCCTGCTTGAGGCTCTGCAGCATCTTGATGTTCGGAAGCTCCACCATGCCGGGATTGTCCACCCCCCACGGGGATCCGCAGGGGTTCTTCGCCCATCGCCATGCGAAGAACGGCTTGTGCTCGAAGCGTTCTTCCTTGACCGACACCTTGGCATCTGCGGTCGACCAGTAGATGGACACGTACGGGTCGGTGCCTTCAACGTCAACCTTGATGCGGGTATCGGGTGCGATGTACTGGCAGAACTCATAGAGCGTGGTCACGTCGTCCTTGTTCTGGGTGAGTTGCTTGGGCAGGTTGTCCTCGCCGAACATCTCAACAGCCTCCGGCTTGGAGAGCCAGAATCGCCTGATCAGCACAGACACTTCGCCGTACCGGTCCTCCTCGATGACGTACATGCCCGGATGCAGGCTGTGGAACACAGGCACGCCCTTCGACGCGTCGTGCTCCATCGTCATGATCGAGGTGCCAAAGTCGGCTCCGCAGCGCAGGAAGGCGCGTGCCTCGTCGTAGAAGTTGCTCTTGTCCAGCTGGTCGTAGAAGTGCTTCTCCACCGCCTGCAGATACTCCTTGTGCTGCTTGTTGCCAGCCTCGTCCTTCTGCTCGAAGCGGAGGCGGAACCATGCCACGTTGCGCCCGAAAGCATAGCCCTGCAGTCCGTCTGCAAGGATGTTCGATGCATAGATGGCCGTGGTGTCGAACAGCTCCTTGAAGTCCGGTGCCGCCTCCTTGCCGGGCTCTCCCGTGGTCCTTGCACTCGCATAAGAGGGTGCCAGGTATCGGATGATCTCGCCCCACTGGCCCTCGTATACGGCCCTGTACTCCTGCAGCTTCTTGTAGAGGCTTGCAATCGCCTCCATCTGCTTCTCTGTTACCGCCATAGCGTCACACCCCTTATCGTGGCCCGGCCGACACGTAGTCGAACGGGTTGTAGTCTGCTGATTCGTTGCCTCGAGCGCTAATCGGACGCTCCTTCTCGGTCACTCGCCTGTATGTGATCCACCAGCTTGCCATGAGGTAGGTGACCACCAGGTCGTCGTGGATCTCGTCGGTCTCGTTGTTGTAGCTTCTGCGTCCGGTCTTTTCGTTGACCGAGCCCTTGAAGCGGGTGAGCTGGAGCTTGAAGTCCTCTGCATGCTGGAGGTTTGCGGCCATCCGCATGCGTCCCTGCTGCATGATGATCATGCCAGCATGCACAAGGTCCTCCTTGGGGACGTGCATCTCCTTGAGGACCGTAGCTCCTGCAAACTGCCCGAATGAGCTTCCGCTTCCGAACACCCTGCCGAAGTCTGCATAGACAGGGCGCACCTCGGTGCCGCCCGTGAACACGATGGGGATTGGCATGAGGCCGCTCTCGCGCATGATATCCACCACCGGTTCTCCTACGCCTGTTCCATCAACCAGCAGCTGAGTGTTGCTGAGCATATTGATTGCCCCGAGCAGGTCCCTGAGCTTGCGTACCTGGTCGGTGTATGTGACCGCCTGCATCTTGGCTTGGAATATGAGGTCCAGGTAGTTGACCACCATCGGGTCGCGTCCCGTCTCCGCAGGGAACCGCTTCACGTCGGGCGAGTCTCGGTAGATCTGTATGGTCGTGTAGTCGCGCTTCTTTGCGACGTCTACGGAGCATATGTATTCCTTGCTGGTTGCCAGCAGGCTGGCGGGCAGGGTGCTCACAGGTTCACCGCCTTATAGCTGATCACCGGCTCGATGGTGTCGAATGAGCCGACGTCGAGGCCCTGGCATGTCTGGCCGAAGGCCTTCTCGATCTCGTCGTAGCTGAAGACCATGTCCTCCTGCTCGACGAACTCGCAGCAGTACTCCTGCTGGTACTGCTGCATGCCCATCTTCTCAAGGTTCTCTTCCTGCTCGTCGAAGTTGAAGTGCCTGGGGCTGTACCATGCTTTTATGCCCTTAGCTGCCATATGGGCTTGGAACTCCGCCTCGCTCATGTATGGGATGAGGTGCCAGTTGTCACTCGGGTCCACCTGCCAAGGGGATCGGATTACATAGCGCTCATAGCGAGGTGATGACGATGAGTCGAAGAAGAATCCCTGCTTCCCGTTTGGAGTCGATATCTCGAACACCTCGCAGTCCGGGTTGTCTGTGAGCATGGGGCGTACGCCGGACTTGTAGACCACATCAAGTATGCGGCTGGCTTCATCCATGACGATGCTCCTCGGCCTTGAGTAGCCGCGTGCAGACCGCTCGGTGGCAGGGATGACTAATATGCGGCTTTTGTTGGCCAGCGCTATCTCGTCCTGGCTGTCACGCTTGATGTCCGGGTACGACGTGTCTGATGCTATGAACTCCTTGACCTTGAGGATATCCTCTATGGCTTGCGCCTCTGTGGGTGCGAGGATGATCGACAGGCTTTTGGGGTAGTATTTGGCCGTATGGCAGGGGACCGATGATACGATTGTGGATTTGCCTACCTGGCGTGCGCCGAGAATGTGCTTGCGCTTGTGCTGACTCATCAGGACAGCCTTCTGCCATGGGAACGGCTTGAAGCCCAGCGACTCAACGTAGTGAGCCCTGGATAGCCCGTAGAGCACCTGCTGTGCTACGAATCGCTTGGATTCCTCACGCGTCATGGGTTAGGCCCTCCACGATGCGCTGGACCACTGCAGGGTCGTCCACCTCACGCTGTATGATCTGGATGACATTGCTGGCAAGGTGCGTGTTCATGTTGATGTTCACATCAACGTTGGTGACTTCCTGCACCACTCCGGCGATCTTTGCCAATGTCTCAAGCTGCTTGTTGAGTGTCTGGGCGGTCTGCAGCACCAGGTTGCGGGGATCCGCCACCTTACTCTCAACCTTGATGATCTCCTCGTTGTCTCGCATTGCTCTCTCCAGCAGTTCCTGCAGGTTTGCCTTCTTGCGTATCCGGTATTCCTTGTCGTCGTCATCGTAGTTGACCTCGTTGTAGATCACGTCATGCTCATATGCCCTGGGGTCAAGGTTGTAGCGGCTATGGTCATCCGGGTCCTGCAGCCAGTCGTTGCAAGCCTCGTACATTTTGGACACATAGACGATTGTGTCCTCGATGCGGGCAAGGAGTGCCTCACCACTGTAATTCCCTTTGGCTAAAGCCTTGGCTGCGTTAAGTCGAAGTCTACCGTATGCGTACCGTTTCACCGCACTCTCAGAAAGTGCGTAATCGTTCGCTATCTTTGCATAAGACTCTTGGTTTATCAAAGCGCGAATGATTGCGTTCTTTTTAGGGTGTTGATCAACGTTGTACGCATTAGCCATGCCTAGAAAGCCTCCCATTCTGAGCAGTTGTCGACCAGGTCATAAGAGAACTTCCATTCGGGGCAGGGGATGGAAGGAGCCGATGCATAGACGGCAAACGGGGGCTGGAAAAGGGGTTTCACTATCCTGCACTGCCGGATTCCTCGAGGCAGCTCGACGGTGAATATCTCCTTGGTGATTGCCTTGCGGGTCCTGCTGTTGCCTGCTGCCTCGTCGTAGTCCTCAAACAACCTTGCGCTGTCTGCTGTCAGCATCTGCCGTCCTCCTCTTGCTCTTGCGCCTCACTGCGGCGCTTATGATCTTGCCGGTCTGCGTGTCGTACACCTCGACCAGTCTCTTGCCTACAAGCCTCGTGTCATAGGGGCAGTCATCTGGTATGTCGAACATGGAGAACCCGTCCAGGCATCCTCCTGCGTGTACGAGATATTTGAGTTGTTCCAGGCTCACGCCGTGGAATTCAGCGCACTCTGTGATGCTGTCCCACTCGATAACCTCCCGACCTCGGAACTCATCGACGGGCAATCGATTCGCTGCGTACTCAGCCATGACCGCCTCCATGTCCACTGTAACTCGATAAAATGAATCGAATAAGAACCCTAAATGCAACTTTTTGTACTTTTTATCAACCATATGGGTTGACGTATCAACCTATAGGGTGTATTGTATGGCTACAACGAACGAAAAAGGAGGCCTGTTATGGCAAGGAAATTTGATGAGTTTGGGGTACGGGTTATCGAAATGAGAGCAAGAACCAGTGATGACTGGGACAAGGAAGTCGAGGATTTCGATTTGCAGAATTGCTACGATATTTTTTCAAGAGTCCAAGACGGCATGAGCCGCGGCCTTGTCGAGAAGAGGTTCGATGAGCTGTGGGAGTCCGGTGAGATCGTCACCGTGGATGAGTTCAAGAAAACTTGGCCCCTGGTTCCTGTAATTGATGGCTTTGAAATCGAGGACTTCGAGATGTATGGTACTGAATGGTCAATGATCAGTGCGAAGGTCAACGGTGTGACTCTCAGTGAGCACATCAACGAAGACAACACCGTCGAGCGTGTTGATTCCAACATCAAGCTCAATATGCAGGATGAGGCCGAGGAGGCTTTGGGACCGGATTGGAAAGATGATATCGAGTATGTTTTTAACTCGATGGATAAGTATCTTGAGGAGGTGCAGGCATGAAATCAATCATCCGCGGAAAAGTCTATGACACTGAAAAAGCCACATTGGTCTGTAAAATCTGGGAAGGAGCCAAGGGCGACTTCCGTCATTTCGAGGCCGAGCTGTATCAGACTCCGAGGTCCAAGCAGTTCTTCCTCGCGGGATCGGGCGGGCCGATGACCTGCTTTGCAAGGCGCGTGGACCAGAACAGCTGGTCCGGCGGATCGGGTATCATCCCCCTGTCCGAGGAGGACGCTTTGCGGTATGCAGAGCAGTATGCGTCTTCGGATGTGGTAGAACTTTTTTTCAAGGTCGAGGAGGCGTAGAAGCCTCTCACCCAACCAGCCCCTCTTCGGAGGGGTTCTTTTTTCGTCCGATCATCTGCACTGCGGCGTTGCCTGCGAAGAACGCCTTGTTGATCACGTCGACGGGAACTCCGTTGAGCTTGAGGCTCCTTGCGATGGCCGTGAACATGATTTCCAGATTGCTTGAGAATTGCGCCTGCCTGGCGTCCAGGTCCTTTCGTGTCAGACTCATGCTTTTATCCTCCTGTGGTCTACATCCTCGATTTCGAAGCTCAATCCGTTCTCGGCCAGCTTGGAGCGTGACGACTCGGTAAGATGGGCCTTGAACTCCTTGGCGATGGGATTCCCGCAGATGATTGTCCGCTTGCTCCGGTGCCTGGCGTCTATGATCTCCTGCAGGGCGGTAAGATTGTACTCGCTGTCCTTGGCCATACCAACTTCCTCGAGCACCAGCACGTCGACTTTGCTCATGCGGTTGATGATGTCCTGCTCGGTCGGGCCGTCCTTGCGGGAGAACGTTGTCTTGAGGGCTCTGAGCAGCTGAGTCTCGGTGGTGTAGTGGATGCTTACCGGCATGTCATCCATGAGGCTCTTCTCGACGATCCTTGCCAGCGTGGCGATTGCCAGTGTGGTCTTCCCGACTCCGTTGCCTCCCAGCAGCACAAGGCTGGTGATCGCTCCGTCTGCAAGCTTGGTGCATGCCCTCACCAGCTCGGTGTTCTGCCTCAGCCCGAGAGGCATCGACTCGAAGGTGATGAAAGCCAGGTCGTCGGGTACTCCTGCACTGCTGAGCCTGTTTGCAATGATGGATGATGCGGTTTCCCTGCTCATCAACCTCTGCTGGGCCAGCTCGTCCTCCTCGACGCATCGGGGGCAGCGTGAGCTGTGCTGCTCCCCGTTGAACAGTGTGGTGGTGAATGCGTAATACGGGCCATGATGGGGGCATACCACCCTCTGCGGCGGTTTTCCCATGATCTGGCTGATGATGGTTTTGTTCTGCGTCTGCATTGCGTCCTCCTAGAGCTGGAACTGCTTGACTACCGGACCGTCGGTGGGGGCGGGTGGTCTTGATGAATTGGGCCTCAGCACGCTGTCTGCTACCCTTGGGCCTTCTGTCTGGCGTGGTTGCTGTGATGGGGTTGATGACCTGTCCTGGCTCTTCTTCAGCCAGTTGATGATGAATGCCTTGGTGTTGCTCTTCTTTCTCGAGGGATTGGCATCGAGCCATAGGGCCATCTGTCTCAGTTCCTGCTCCACATCTACAGCTGGGTAGATGCTCTGGTACTGTTTCAAGTCATCAATGGTTACTTTGTGGGTCTTCTTGGGTTGGGAAGGTGTTCCTATTGCAGGAAGCTCGATGAAAATATCAGCTTTCTGCGTTGCTGCGGTCTCGATGGTTTCGGCTTTTTGCGAAACCTCGGGACAAGAAGTATTATCTATCCTATCCTTACCTAACCTATCCTTACCTAACCTAACCTGAGGTTCCAAATGGTTGTCATTTGGTTGCCAAGTGGTTGCCAAGTGGTTTCCAGACTGGTTTTTAACGGTATCCATATCGTCTCCAACCTGTCCTCCTTCTGTGTACGAGCCATTATCCTTGAATTTCAGCCGGCTCTTTTCCTCGGTGTAGACAGTCTCTGTGTATCGGTCTTTTCTGATGTAGTTGTGCATGAGCCAATGCTTGATCACTACCACGCCGGAAGGAAATGAAATAAGGAATCGCTTATGAATAAGTTGCTGTAAATCCACATCGCTTGCCTCGACCATCCGCTGTATTTTCTTCGGGTTGTTGAGGAATCCGTCATCGTCTGCACGCATGCAGAGATGAAAATATAAAGCCTGTGCAGACAGCGGCATATCAAGAAAGGCATCACTGTCGATGATTGTCATTGCGAACATTCTTCTCTCAGCCATCTACCTATCTCCCTTGCCCGAAGGCGTTGTGTGTGAGTGCCTGTGCGATCTTGGGGCAGACCGGTCTTGTGAGATATGATTCGTTGGTCATTCCTTCACGCTCGTACTTGCGCACCCTTCCAATGAAACAGGAGTAAGTAAGGCCTAGACACTTTGCCCACTGTGCAACCGTCTTGGTGTCTCCTCCAATGGTCACGAGCCTGTTATCCGACTTATTGTTCATCTGAGTTTCAATGTCAGCCCAACGACAGTTGTTAGGCTCGTAGTTGGCGTTACTGTCGATGCGATCAATGCTTAAGCCGTCCTGGTATCCGTTTTCTATCGCCCATGATTTGAAGGCTAGAAAATCGTCTTGCCATTCCTTGCAAACCGAAACTCCTTTGCCTCCATAGTACTGATATTTGTCATGGGTTTTGTCGTTGCATCTGCGGCGCATATGAATCCAGATGTTGTGCAGCTTTGTTTTAGTTTCGCCATGCTTATAATTTCTTTCGCTGGTAATCTCACTGCTGTAGCAACCGCATGAAACAATACGATGGTTGCGAAGATGGTTGGTTGATACGGTCGCTATTTTCCCACAATCACACCTGCATTCCCAGATTGGGCTACGCTGTTTTGTGGTTCCAACTCTCCTGAGAGCAGTGAGCCTGCCAAACTTCACGCCAGTGATATCTATCATAAAACCCATATATAACACTCCTTTTAATATTCCGAACTAGGAACAAAAAACATAACAAAATACAACTATTTGAATCTCTCTCCTCCAGCCCCGCAGAACAGATCCACGACCACTTCCTTGCTCTTCCTGCTCATCTGGGAACCTCCACGAATCGATACTCTCGTACTGAAGCCCCATCCTTGAGCCGCTTGCAGATGGTGTTCCTATGGATCTTCGTGAGCCTCATGGCCTCTCCTGCGTTCTCGCATATCGCGATGACCTTATGCTCCCTTATTACTTGCATACGCCTTCCTTTTCTCTGCATGATTGTTTCCTATTGCTTACAGCCCCAGCATCAGCTGCACTCCTGCAGCCGGCTTGGGTATGACGGGGACGACCGGCATTGCCGATGCGTCCCGTATGATTGTCTTTCCCGTCTCCACGACCACGACCTTGTCGATCGTGGCCCCGAAGAATGCGTCCAGGTACCCGAACAGGTTCTCCAGCGACTTGACGTTCGTACCGATGAATCCACTCTTGAACGAGCGTGAGTAGCACATGACGTGGTAGCCGGACGAACCGAAGAACGGATTAGCCATCACGCCCTCCTATATTGTTCAAACTCTACCTTGCGAAATATAGCTTTATGGTTTGCCCACCTTGCCATATCCTTCTGCCATTGGGGTGGCTCGTGCATTCCGCTGAAATCCCTGTACGGCTGAGCGAAAGGGTCAACGCCGTGCATTGATCTGAGAAAGTTCAGCCTACCTAAGCTATCCTCATAGTCCTCAGTAATGAGCGAGTAGACAAAGAAAGCATGCACCTTTCCCGATCGCTCCCTAATACCATCAACGGCTTTCCGTACCGATGGCATTTGGCTTTTCTGGTCGCATGCCAATCTGATGAAGCGGGTCCAGCTAACTCTTCCAAGCAACTCTTGTATCATAGGGCTATCAGCAATAAGCCTTGCATCCAAACCTTGGTTGCAATCAACCCTGCATTTGCCGATAGACCATTCAAGCTGCCTTAGCCCATGATCGCTTGCAAGGATATTGTTGTCTAAAAGAACTACTTCCTTCTGACCGATCCAAAACTCCGCTATATCGGCATGAGCCTTTATCTTGCCTTCTTTTTTTGGGACTACACACCATTTGCATTTGTTGGGGCAACCTCTGGTAGTGAACCCGACAGCATAGTCAATTCCGTAGAGTGAGTAATCTGGCATGATATGCTCAATCTGATCCGGGAGGGTGGTTTGATAGTCGCTGTAGCCAGTGCCACCCTTATGAATTTCCTTTGCCTCATACACCATCAGATCATCGGCAGTGAAGGTAAAAACCTTGCTCATATACAATCTGTCATAGACTCCGAACATATCACCCCATCCAACCTCATCTCCCTGTTTCTTGTGCCATGCCGAGAGTTTCATAAGGGCTAAGTTGGGGAAATGATGGCTGTCAACATCTACAAGACCAATAGTTGCCATCATTTAACCTCCGCTGCTTTCGGGCTTCTTTTGCTTTTGTGCCAATGAGTTTCGGACTTCACAAGGTCTGGATGTAATTTCCCGTATTCGCATCCACTGTTCATTCAGCTGCCTTTCAGCCATTCTTCTTTTCCTCCTTTTCCTTCGGAGCGAACCTATCAGCCCACTCCAGGAACCTCTCGCTTGCTCTTGTGATGACCCTGTGGCCCATCTGCGAGACGTCGATGCACTCGATTGCACTCTGACCCGTCTCGGCCTCGTAGCGTTGCTGCAGCTCAGTCATGGCATACCTCTAGGTTCCTCTCGTCGGTGAACCCATCAAAGATTAGGTCCCGATGGCAAAGCTCAATAGTAGTTTGACCATTCTTTTCTAAACGACCAAAGAGACCAATATCAATGGTTGGTTTCGGCTCCCCGAACATCGGGCACTCGTCGTTGCAATTCTCAAAGTAGTCGTGCTCGCTTTTCTCTTTGAAAGGACATGACTGAGACTTCATTTTATCTCCGCGCTCGATGTACAGGTTTCCATACTTATCAATCTTTCCTTTCATGCCCTCACTCCTTTCTGTTGGGTGATCTGCATCACCTCTTCTGCGAAAAGCGGCAGCTCGTTCGGATCCAGCTTCATGTACCTGCTCTGCTGCTTTTTTCCCACGGGTACCACCAGCTTCCTTCCATGCTCCTTGTTGTAGTTGCGGAAGTACTTGGTTACCGTCCCGTCCATCAGTCCGTCCTTGACACCGACGGGAAGTCTGAGATAGAAATCCCTTACCACCTCGGCTGCTGTGAATACTCGCCCTGGGGGGACCCTGTCGATCCAGTCGAACACGAATGCGCTCTTGTTCGGCTTTTCGGGGAGGATGCTACTTGTCATGGTCGTTCTCCTCGATTGCGCTCTCGATTTCCTCGAGAGCAAGCTTCAGCTGGTCACGGTACTCCTTCAGCTCATCGTTCGATAGATAGTCTTCATGCATGTAGTCCATGAAGTAGGTGGTAACCTTCGTATGGCTCAACAGCTTCTTGATTCTGATATCGATGTATCTCATGCTTCCTCCTCCTTCCATATAACGAGCTTGTCCTCGTGTGTAGGATGCCTTCTACGCTGCCTGTTCAATGGGTGTTGCGATGGATTCAACTTGCGTTCACCTTTAAACATGCTTCTTGTTGCCTCCTTCTCTTTCCGCCTTCGCTCTGCACGACTACCGGAGTAGTCAATTTGCGGCATGTAGTCGTAGCTCATGCTTCCTCCCATCCATCGGGTATGGTTAGTGAGTCTTGCCATGAGCCGGTGTAGTCAAAACATTCCTTGGGTATGATGAAATGCTCATCCTCAAAATTTTCTGAATACTCATCATAGTACCAATAACCTGCACTATCACACCGCATAGGAATGGTATTGTATGACTCAACCACTCCGCCAAAATCCATTGCAACAGGTCTACCCAGCAGATTCGCCCACTCCTTGAGTGTCTTGCGTCCACCACTCATAATCCTGTCATAGGCTTCGGCTTTAGCTTCGAGCCATGCAAGATATTCCATGTTGTAATCGTAAGGCCCTAGCTTTGGATAGCTTTTACGCTCCAATGCCTGCCCACCTGTCATGAATTTCACGATTGCAGACTGCTTACCAGTCTCCGCCTCAAACTTCTTCATCATCTCACTCTTTTCCATCACTTCAACTCCTTGTAGTAATCAATCAACTTGTTGTGAAGAGTTCCGAACACCCCCGCAATGGAGGCAACATCGGATACAGAAAACACAACACCTTTTTCCTTATACAACTCTTCCAACGGCTTCACGCCTTCTTCGAGAATCAAAACAACCTTTTCATATATCTCATTGGACTCTTCCATCGCATGCCTCCTCAAAATCTTCCTCGTACACCGGCTTGCCCAGGTACGTCATGTCCTGTTTTCTCTGTGGATTCGGGAGTAGAGGATTGAGCGTCATCATGTACGCATCATCCAACAGGTGTTTGATCAGCCCGCTCTCGAGAGCTTCGGTCCTTATGCCGGCACAGGCATTGACACAAGCTACGATGCGCTCTGCGTTCGCCTTCGCATTATGCCGAGGAAGATTCTCATAAACGGTTGCAATGGTCCCTCCGATCGGCCCAGAAATATTATGATTTCTGTTCTGTAATGCAATTTCTTCCACCCATTTTGATTCTGTATATTCCATCTCTCCACTCCTCCTAAAACGGTATCTGATCGCTGTCGAACATCTCGGGCCCTGCAATCGCGGTCTGCCTCGGTGCAGGATATTGCCTCTGAGGTGCCTGCGTTGACTGGCGGAGCCTTGGCTGCTCGGTGCGTGGCTGATAGGACGGCTTCTGGCTGTCTGGCTTCCATGTATCCACCAGCACGGTGTGGGTGTTGCCGCGGTCGTCCGGCTGCCTCATCTCGGTGATCTTGAGGTTGACGTATCGCTTGCCGTTGTCCAACGTCCTCACATGTTCCTCGGGGATCTCTGTGAGGCACAGGTTCACACTGAAATACTGCCCCCACTGGTTGGTTCGCTCGACTGCCTTGCCGCAGTAAATCTTCTCCTGCTCTTGTGCCATGATTCTCTCCTTGTCGTTGGTTGGTTTTATTACAGGTCGCAGTTGCTCATATCATTCTTGAGTCTGCTCAGACGCCCGCTGTCGCTGAAGATGAGATACCTCGAGTGGCATGAGCTGATGCGCCTTGAAATGCTCTGCTTGCTCAGTCCCGTGAGCTGCTCCAGGCTGGTGTAGCTGATCGTCCTCGGCCAGAACGGGATGAGAGCCGCCATGCGGTCCGTACTCTCCTCCGCCTTGCTCTCCTTCTTGACTTTTGCCGGCTTCGTATAACTGTCTACGTGTACCGCCATGAGTGACCGTTGTGATAATGTACTCTTCATGTTTCCTCCATCGTTCCCTGGGGAATGCCCCCGCCGCCGCACAGGCTAAGCGGCAGGGACTACCACATATTCTTTTTGGGGATAACATCCCCGATGGGACCGGCAGGGGATTGCACCCTGCTTCGACGCGTGTCGTCTCGGACCCACTTGGTCTAGCTGTAGATGGGGATGGTCAGCCCGAGAGCCATGAGCTTCTCGGTGATCAGACGCTTGGCATGCACCTTCCACATGCCTCCGTCGGTCTCCCAGAGGCCTACGAACGCACCGCTGTCCTTGTCACCCTTGAATCGGATGAGGAACTCGCTCACCGGCTGGTCGCACTCCGGGAAGATGCGGTAGGGACCGAGGGCGATGCGTGCGGGCATCTGGACTCCGGTCATGGAAGCAGCGCTCATGCCCTTCTTGATGGTCACGCGCTGGGTCATGCCGTCGTCGGCAAGGTCGACGCCTTCATCCAACTGCAGGCGGCTGGTGATGCCGAAGAGGAACTGAGCCTCCTCGTTGTACACGAACCTGGTCTGCAGGTAGATGTTGAACAGCTCTGCCGGGAGGAACTTGTTGAACTCGAATGCCTCCGGTACGCTCTCGGCGACCACGATTGGTGTTCGGCCCTTGTCTACCATATCCGGCTTGGAGAGAACGGCGACGGAGAGGTTCTTGTCGACAAGGGCGATCGTATTCGACAGGTCCAGCTGCTGGGGGTTCTCATTGATGAATCTCACCAGCGATTCGAGGGTGTTGAGCCGGACGTGAGGCGTCCTGTCCACGTTTCTCAGCACCTTGTAGCCGATGGGGACGAACTTTTCCCCGTTGTGTTCGATGACCTGCTTGTCCTGTACAAGCTTTTCGATCTTGCTGATTGCATCTGCTTCAATCATTGCTTACAACTCCTTTCTCTGCGGAAAGTCCAGATTCTCGAGCTCGGGCTGTACCTCGGGCTCCCGTGTCGATGCCACAATCCCATGGCTGGTGAGGTCCATGAAGATTGCCCCCTCATCCGCCTTGATTCCTGCCAGCGTGGTCTTGGCCTTGGTCACCACCTTCGCCATCGCCCTATCCTTGGACGGCACGATCTCGATGACGATGGTGATGGACCGCTTCGCCTGCGGGTCGGTCGCCGGGTCCCCGATGTTCTCAAGCACCTTCGGCCACTCCCTGTTGAAGAGCTCTGCAATCGAGCCTTCGTTGATGTCGATGATTCCCTGTACGTCCTTCAATCCCATGGCGATCTCCTTACTGCAGCTCTGCCGCCACCACGCTCATGCCTGGGGTGGTGGAGTACATTTTTCTAGCCGTCACGTGCGTGACCTGGCTGTCGTCCTTGAAAACGATCTGGTTGAGGCCGTCGAACACACACTTGATGTAGTTGTCGATGTCCGGCTTCGATGTGGGTCTGATTTCCCCTGCCAACGCCATCGTCTGTCTTTTCTTCGACCAGGACTGCGGCACCGGCTTGTGGACGGTGATCTCAATGGCAACCGAGGATTCCATCAAGCCTGCACCTGCCATCTCCTTGGAGGCCATCATGGCCACCAAGGCTTTGTACTCGGCTGATTTGGGGGCATCGTACATCCGGGGGTGTCCGTTGATGGTTGACATCCGTGGCCGGCCTTGGGCGACCGGCTCTCCGGGAACAAAGAAGCTCACTTTCATTGCTGGTCTCCGAACGGTATGTTCTCATTCATGAGGTCAAGCTCTGCTACCTGCTCTTCGGTCAGCTCACCGGCGGCCAACGCCTTGGGCTCTTCTTCCTCCACGGTCTCGTACTCTGCGTGAAGGGCGAGATCCTCTCCTGTGGAGATGACTGCCTCGTCCTTGTCACGTGCCTCGACGATGAAGTCGGTCTTGATGGGGGCGTACTTGAGAGTTGCCTTGAGGACTGTCTTCTTGGCCATCTCGTCGAACTCGCTCTTCCAGGGGCTGTCGTAGGATGATTTGTAGGCCTGCGAATACTTGCGGGCATGCGCTTCCACATCCTCCACCGACCAGACTGAGAAGCCGTAGCCTCCGTTCTTCAGCTTCCACACTGCGTAGTAGTAGGTGGGATTGCCACGGTTGCTTCTGGCCGGCTTGTGGACCAGCTTCTGGTCAAGGCCAAGCTCATAGTCGAACTCGTCGTTCTCATACACCACATGCGCGTACACGCTGGTCATCTCGCCGGAGCGGTAGCACAGGTCGATGAGGCCCTTGTAGCCGATCTGGAACTGGCATTCGGTGATTCCCTTCTTATTGTTTCGGAAGGGGATGAGATAGGCCTGCCCCAGCGGAGTGTTCGGCTCGAGGCCGAGCTGGGCAGCCTGCATCAAGCCTCCGAGGAAGCTGTTGCGGTCACACTCTGCCAGCTTCGGGTTGCTGGACAGGGCGGTAAGGGCGATTCGGGTGAAACGCTCTGCAGTGATCACAGAAGGCAGTGCCTTTGCGATCTGATCCTGCATTGCGATGACGAAGTCCTTGAGCGTCTGAGGCTCTTTCTTCTTGGCGACGGCCTGCGTCTGTTGCTTGATGAGGCCCTGTTGGTTGACGGTTCTCGCTTGGTTCGTACTCATGCGATTCTCTCCTTACTCTGCTTTATTTCCTTCAGCAGGAACGTCCTGCTTGAGGTTTCCTTGACAAATTGCTCATAGACATCCGGCATCTCTGCCTTGAGCGCCTTGGTGTCTAGCCGGTTGCTGGTTCTGGTTTTCCATGTGACGGTATAGTTGTCGTCACTGCCCTCGGAGGCTTCACCGAGAGCCATCTTCACGCGGTTCTCCAGTGCTGTAATCTCGGCATCGAGGGCCTTTGCCGCTGCCTTCTTCTCGATGAGGTCCTTGATGGTGGGGCTGACCGAGTGGAGCGGAACATATCCGCCTTCATCCCTTGGGTAGAGTGCCGACAGGGTGCCGTCATCCTGCTCCATCGGCTCGGGCGGATTCCTTGAGAGCACATGATCCTCCCAGAACCTTCGTTCCTCCTCGATGAGAACGGCAATGTCATCCTCGTTGCGGTCAACCTTGAATACGTAGAAGCCCTTGTTGAGAACCAGTACGGCCAGATACCAGGAAGCCCAGCCGGTTACGGCCATGTAGTGCTGGCATTGGGTGTAGTACTCGGGAGGAACGTCGCCTCCCTCGAAGTCGGTCTTGTTGTAGACACTGGTGGTCTTGCACTCGAGGCCGACATTCTCACCGGTGATCCTGCGGTCGATGTTTGCATGCATGAAGGGACGCTCGTCGTTGACAAGGATGTGGTTCTCCCTGCGCACCTTCAGCCCTGTAGCCTCCGTGAATCGTGAAGCCACATATTCCTCGAGGTCTCGCCCCTGGCGCATCGCCTCGTTGTCCTCGCGCTCTGGAACCAAGCCGAGCTTGTCGGCGTAGACTGCAAGTGGCGAGCTCCATTTGCTCAGCCCGAGGATTGCGGCTGCGTCGCTTCCGCCTATGGCGTTTTTCCTCAGCTCGAGCCAATCGGTCCTGTCTGAAAACGGTATCTTTGTAATCATCCCCTCATCCCCTGTGCCGCGATGGTCTCGATGGCCATGCGTGTGTCGTAGTCGAGCACGTCGGTGACGTCGTGCTCACCCAGCTTGATCTGAGTGTCCTCGAGATAGCCGCCCTCGGCCGGCTCGTCTCTCGTCTCCCTCGAATAGGGGACGAAGTCTCCGATTACGTCGAAGTCAAGCCCTGCATAGGTCACTGATGTCCGCATAGATTCCTCCTTACTTCTTCTTGTTGTTGTTTCTTCTGCCGCGGCCCTGTCCGAGAGGACCGAGGCCCCATTTCTCGCGCTCATCGTCGGACATGCCGTCGGCCTTGAGCAGAAGCCAGATGCCGTAGAGCATGTAAACGCAGGATAAGATTCCTGCGATGACGAAGATCCATTCGAAAACCGTGAGCTCTTCAAGGCCCAAAATGATTGCCATTTTTCCCACCCCCTTGTGGTTTCCATCACGCTCTCGCTTGCAGGTCCGAGAGTCTGACCTCCATCCGCTTCTTGCCGATGAGCCTCGAGGAGACCTTTCCGCTCCGTGCCAGATAGCGGATTGTCTGGCTCGGGATGCCCAATTCAGCCTCCGCCTGCAAAGGTGTGACCCAGCGCTCGTCATCGAGTGAGACGAGTATCTGGGTGATTGCCGCATTGAGGCTTTGGCTGGCTGTGAGCAGGTCCTGCAGGAGGCTCTTGTCGATTTGGGCGGTCATTTCAATACCTCCAACCTTGGTTCGGTTGATGGATCAACTTGCTTGGAAAGCAGGAAGAGAATTGTCTTATTCCTCGACCACATTTTTTCTTTTGCAATGTCATCAACCCTGTCCAGGATGTCTTTTGGCATCCTCACTGAAGTGACTTGTGTAGTGTCGTTGCTGTATTTTGTAGTGTTCATGGCTACAAGCTACTACATACGACTACAAATGTCAACAATAAACTTTCCATAGTTTTTGCGATGCTCTTGTATTCGTTTGTAGTGCATGGTATTTTGTTGTAGGAGGCATATTTATGGAGTCAAGAGTTGTATCGATTCGTCTTGATGCAGATTTGCACGAACGAATAAAATCTTTGGCAGAAAAAGAAAGACGACCCGCCGCGCAGCAGATCGTCTATCTTATTGAGAGAGGGCTCATCCGATACGAGGCTGAGCAAGGCGCCATCGCATCATTGGACGCAGTCGGCCAAACAAACAAAGAGAAAATTGCAAAATGATGAATTTTCCCAAAGTAGGATATCACACAAAGAACTTGTGCTGTGAGCATAAAAGCATGGATTTTCAAAGAGAAAAATAGGGGTAGCGATACAATGATGGAAAATAAAAATATTCTTATTGGTATTGTAATCTTAATGGCCGTAATGATTTTGGCCATGTCTTTCATTGGTTATAACCTGTACCAGATTTCCGTATCAGCCGGACAGATCAGATCTGAAATAGAATCTCTGACCTATAATCTTATCGATACAAATATTACAACTGATAATCTAGTGGATGCGGTAGAGAGTATCTATATGGCAATCAAGTTTTGGTAAAAATAACGGCCCCGGTGAACGTGTCCGGGGCCGGAGCAAGAGTAAGGAAGATACTGTTTACCAAGAAGAAGTGATCATGTACCTATATTGTTGCATGGTTTTTCTTTTCTAATAAGAACCCTTATTTGAAAAATTCAGAATATTTTCTCCATCTTTCCTGGGTGGAGCATACATCTCGTCGATCTTGTTGGCGATTGCCTGCAATTTCTTCGCCTTTATGTGGGTGTAGTTTTTCTGCATATCTATCATGTTTTGGTGCCTCCAGCTCAGGTACTCTGCAGTCATGAGTTCGGGGCATCCTGCAACCAGCAAGTTGGTGTTGAGGCTGTGGCGCAGTAGGTGTGGTGTGAGGCGCTTCCATACCGATGCATTGATCCTGTCCGCAACCAGAAGAGCAGCCCTCAGCTTTCCCACATCGGTGGAGATCCTTGAGTAGGTGTATCCTGCAAAGTACCAGCCGTCGCTGTCAGGTTTCATCTCTGCGATGATGGAGAGCGATATATTGGACAGCGGTATGCTGCGTACAACACCACACTTTGGCTTGACCGGGTGGTCGTGGAACTTGGACACCTGCTGGTCGATCATCAGCGTGCCGCGGAAGAGCCTGTCCTCCGATAGGGCCATGCATTCTGAGAGGCGCATGCCGGTGGTTGCGAGCAATGCCAGGAAGCGGTAGCTCCTCTCGCTGGCGAAAAGATCCCTGCGTGTGAGCAGCCAAGCGATCAGCTCGGAGTCTATGGCTATCATCTCCTTCTTGTCGTAGCCGATGTCGGGGATCCTCGCGATGGGTGATGACGGGACCACGCTGTCGTCTACGAGGTAGCTGTAGATGGTCTTGAGCGTGCCGTACATCGCCTGCGAGGTCCTGCACCTTCCCCTCCATTGGACAATGGCAACCTGTACCTCTTTCATGGTTCTCCTGTCGATTGCATCTACCGGCATGCCGAGTACCTCGGGCATCTTCTCATCGAGGGCCTTGATGAGCAGGTCACAGTGCCGTGCAACCTGGTCTGCATAGCCGAGCGTGTAAGATACCTTGTCCTGCATCTGAGCTGTCACATACCTCGGGTTCTTCTCCGGTACGAGGTAGCGTGTCAGTTCTTCTCTGAGTGTGGGTGCGGCACTCGCAGGTAAGCCGTTGTTGATCCTTGCAAGGAAAGCCTCTGCAAATTCCACAGCTTCTCGCTTGATTTTCTTGCCTGTGGATTTCTGGATTCTTTTGCCATCGGGGCCGGTGATCTTGAAGTACCAGATGTCCCCGCGTTTGTATGGTTTTCCTGCGTTCAAACTGCCCAT